CGATGCACGAACAAAATATGAAAAAGAAAAGCAGGCTAAATTAAATCCAGTTGAATCAAGCCCAACGCCAAGCGCTGGAAGTCTTGAGTGGTATCAAAGTCAATATGGCCCAGACTTGGGAGCCGCTCTTCATAACATAAGTGGCCTTAATCTAGGCGATATTCGTCTTAGTCTGTAGCTTTAATCTAAGTGGATTATAACATTTGTTATAATGTCCATCATAATACCTCTTGCACAAAAAACATTGTGTGGTATTTTTGCAACAGTATAGGAGACTGTTATGAGTGAAGGGAAGTTAATGGCCGAGCAAGCCAGAGGGGAACGCGCTGCTGCATTATTGCGCGACCCTTTAATTGCTGAGACGTTTGATGCGCTTGAGGAGAAGTACGTCAACGATTGGAAAGATTCCTCGACTGTAGAAGGTCGAGAAACGCTCTTTCAAATGTACCAAGCACTAATGGTGGTGCGAGGCCATTTGACGGAAGTTGTCGAGACAGGCAACTTAGCGAAGCTGGAGATTAACCTCCAGAGAAATCCTAAGAGGAGATAAGACATGGCTGACGAAACTACTACCCTACTGGGTGCAGGTGAGTCCCTAACGAAAAGTCAAGCGATTGACGAACTCTTGAACATGAACGCCCCCGAAGAGGCAAGCGATGAAGTTCTAGAGCCTAATGCTGAAGTTGAAGAGGTCGATGAGACTGAAGAAACTGAAGCGACATCTGAAGATGAGTATGATGAAGAGGACGCTGAAGAGCTACCCGAATCTGATGACGAAGATGATGATGATGAAGAGTATGACGTTGATGTTTCCGAGATTGAGGAAGTAGAAGACGAAGATACTTATTACACTGTGAAGGTTGATGGCGAAGAGAAGCAAGTTAAGGCCGACGAGCTTGTCAAGTCCTACCAGTTGGAACAGGCAGCGCAAAAGCGTATGCAAGAAGCTGCGGAGATTCGCAAGAACTCCGAAGCAGAAATGCAGGCTTTAGCGGAACAGCGCGAAAAGTATGGGCGAGCTTTACAGGCTATTGAGACCCAGCTTAACTCGGTGCAAGAGCAACCCAAAGAATATTGGGACAATCTCTATCAGGAAGACCCTCTTGAGTGGGCGAAACAGCGAGACGCTTATCGTGACCGCAAAGAAGGTTTGGTTAAAGTGCAGGCTGAACGCGCTCGTATTGAGCAAGAGCAGCAAACACAGTTGGCGCAACAGCATCAACAATATCTTGCGGAGCAACAACAACAGTTGCTTCAGCGCATTCCTGAATGGCAAGACGAAGAAATCGCAACCAGAGAAAAGCAAAATGTAATTACATACGCACAGCGTCTTGGTTACACAGAGCAGGAACTGGCAACAGCAAGTGACTCACGAGCTATTGAAGCGCTTCGAAAAGCCTACCTTTATGACGAGCTAATGTCTAAAAAGCCAGCAGCTCAAAAAAAGGTAACAAAAGCACCGAAGACAGTTAAGGCTGGCACTCCCACTACCAAGAAGCAAGCTAATGCTAATCGCGGTAAACAGGCACTAGAACGCCTAAATAAAACTGGCAGCAAAGATGCTGCTGTTGATTTACTCTTACAAAGAATGAGGTCTTAAAATGGCTACTTATACTACTACTACCGCCGTTGGCGAACGCGAAGACTTGAGTGATGTAATCACTCGCATTGACCCAGATGAAACCCCAGTATTTTCTGCTCTGAAAAAAGAGACAGGCAATGGTGTATTCGTCGAATGGCAAGTTCAAGAGTTGGCTGCTGCTTCAGCTACCAACCACGTAAACGAAGGTGCTGACGCTGCTTTGGCTGCACCAACCGCTACAACTCGCTTGGGCAACTACATGCAAATCTCTGTCAAAGATGCACAGATTTCTGGCACTTTGGATTCAGTTGATAAAGCTGGTCGTGACAAAGAAACTGCCTATCAGAAAGTTCTGAAAGGTTTGGAGCTTCGTCGTGACATCGAAAAATCACTTCATGCTGACACAGCACGTAGTGGTTCAGACCCACGTAAAGCTGGCGCACTGTCAGCTTGGATTACCAACGTAGACGATGCCTCTGGCACCTCTGCTGCTACTGGTGATGGTTCTGATGTTCCAGACATGGCTGGTACTAACCGCGCCCTGACTCTTGACCAAATCGACAATGCTATGCAAGCTGCTTACACCGATGGTGGTCAGCCTAACATGCTCGTCGTTTCTCCTGCCAAGAAAGTTGCTTTCAGCGACTTGAACTCAGGCTCAGTTGCAACAAACCAAATCAACTACACTGCTCCACGTGAAGCAGCCATCGTTGGTTCAGTTTCATTGTACCTGTCTGACTTTGGTCAGTTGGACGTTGTCATCGACCGCTTTGCATCTGATGACCGTGTGTACCTGCTTGATAGCGACTATGCTTCAATCTGCACACTGCCAAGCCGTAACTTCGCTGTAAGCGAACTTGCGAAAACTGGCGACAGCGAGAAATTCCAAATCGTGACTGAGTGGACACTTAAAGTATCTGCTCCTAAAGCTCACGGCGCTGTATACGACCTGTCATAAGGTCAACAAGTTTGGGGGTGGCATCAATGGGCGATGCCACCCCTTTTACTTATGAGGAGATGTTATGAAGAAACGATTGGTTTCAACTGATAAAAATGCTGGCAAGGAAACTTGGGCGCATATCGAAGACGATGGGAATATGGTTTTCGAGACTAAACAAAATATCGACAATCTAATTAAAAAGAACAGGGAAGAGCAAAACGAATATCGTAAAGATAGTTTGATTGGGAATACGCAAAGACACCAACAGAAGGTTGCGGAAATTCCAACGGCATTGTATCATAAGCTACTCCTAGAGCTTGGAGAGCCACGGAACAATCCAAAGGGCTGGAAAAAATGGCTCAATGATTACGATAACAGAGTCTTTAGAACAAGTGGCGGAAGCGTATAATGGCAATAGGAACTTACAGCGAACTGAAAACTGCTATTGCAAATTTTCTTGCTCGTGATGATTTGACCGACCGAATCCCAGAATTTATTTCTCTTGCAGAGGCTCGCATGGGTCGTGAACTTAGCACTCGCTCTCAAGAGAAGCGCTCTACGGCAACTGTCTCTGGTGGCGATGCTTATGTGTCCCTGCCTACAGACTTGCGCTCTGTGCGCCTTGTAAAGCTAAATACGACCCCTACGGAAGTCCTAGAGTATTATACGCCTGTGCGTTTGGATGAAATGTATTCTTCTAATGCTAGTGGCAAGCCTCGCGCTTACACGGTTATTGGAGCAGAGATTAAATTTGCACCGACACCAGACGCAGACTACGTTGCCGAAATTGTGTACGGTGAAGGCTCAGACACACTGTCAGATTCAAACACTACCAACACGATTTTAACACGTCATCCCGATGCTTATCTTTATGGCTCTTTGGCCGCCGCTGGTGTATATTTGATGGACGACCAAAAGACCAGTCTGTATGAGCAACTGTTTACACGGGCTATTGCTGAAATACGAAGAGAGGAAGACGAAGGCAAACACGCTGGTTCTGCTCTCTTTATGAAATCTGACTACTACGGAGTATAATTATGAGCGCAATGAGCGATTACCTAGAGAATAAATTTCTCGACCATTTTTTAGGCACGGCAAGCACTTCTGCTCCCGCCGCTGTTTACATTGGACTACACACATCTGACCCCACTGATGCTGGCCTTTCTGGTGGCGAAATAAGTGGAAATAATTATGCGCGTCAGGCGATGGCTTTTGACGCGTCCTCATCTGGCACTGCATCCAACAGTAGCGCAGTTGAGTTTCCTGCCGCATCTGGTGGCGATTGGGGAACAATTACTCATATAGGTATTTATGATGCCTCTTCGTCGGGAAACCTGCTTTTTCATGCAGAGCTAACAACGTCAAAAACAATCAGCAATGGCGACATCTTTAAGGTAGCAGCTTCAGGCGTTGACATTACGGCAGCTTAACTATGGCTGACATTGTAGGGCCAACACTTGAGCAGCTAGATAACTGGGGAACTTTAGATGGTTTACCGTATTCCCTAGACAATTCTATATGGCTCACCGCTGCTTTGCGTGAGGGGGAGTCGTCCCCTGCTACATCATCATCTGTATCTGCGGCTGGATTAACTGTTAAGATTGCCAGTGCTGCCACCTCAACTTCAGTTACAACTACATCTAGCGGTATTCGTCTTGTCACTGGCGCAAGCAGTCTAAGCGTTTTATCGTCAGCTTCTGCTGCTGGTGGAACATTAGTGCTAGGTGCAAGCTCGCTTTCTGCGCTTGCATCAATCGTCGCCCGTGGCGGAATTATCTT